GTTTTAAACATTTAGCCCCAGAGGAATGTACTCCCTCCAGTATTGGTTCTGGGTTTAGCAGTCAATGTTAACTAGTTTCCAGGCAACTTTGCTCAGATAGACTGCTGGAAGAAATTTTATTTCTTCTATTTCTGAACAAAAAGCCTCCATTTCCAATCTTGTCAAACCATATCTTTTTAGGATAAAATTATCAAAGACATCATCATCAATCTCATACAAATCATCATCATCATTAAAAATCTTATATTCATATACAACTGGTATCTTTTTTGCCGTAGGGCAAAGTCTGCGAACATGATTTCCTAATCTCTTATAAAACCAATTTGTCTCAATCTTACCATAACCTAACCACTGTGAATAGAAAAGTTGTTGGTAACATTGATCATTACTCCAGCTTTTAGAATATATGGTTTTAGGGTCCGTAAAGGATTTAAACTTACAAATGAAACTAGGAAGTCTAGTCCATCTATAGTATCCATTACGGTCCATAAGCCATATACCTTTAAGAAATGTCATTTGAAAGTAATCTTTCGAAACTTTCATTTTAGCTACAAGGCCTAAATCCTCATAGGTACATTTCTTATTCCAAACCTCCCTAACAGCCAAAATGGTAGTTAGGGAATTTGCAACGCTCGTTCCGGGTTCGCCAGACATTCTGCACTTGAATTTCTGCTTAACTTCAAATTTTTTGTCTCTACGGTTCCAATCAATAGGTTCATTATACATTTCTGTATAATAATTTGATTGTTCAAAAAATCCGTTTTCCTTTAAAAACCGAGGAAAAATATCAAGTGCCCCCCCCTCTCTTTGTGTTGAATCGTAGCCACTAAAGTCGATTTCAACAAAAGTGTTTTCATCTCTGTCTAAAATTGCAGTATCATCTCCTAGAACCAAACTATGTTTTCCACAGTTCATACCCATAGACTTATTAAAATAATCATTAAGTTTAGTTGTGCTAAACTTAGAAATATAATAAAAAGTGAGGTTTGAATCAATGGTATAGGTTGGTTCACTTGGAAACAATGTGTACAATGAATCAGACAATTGTGAGAGAAAATCACCTAGGAGGAGTAGGTATTTTGGAGAAACATTAAATATCAATCTAGGATACTTAGGTTTAATAAGTTCACGAGTTTTAACAAAAACTTTAGTTCTGGTATCTATTCTTTCTCCATTCTCAAGAGCTTCCTTATGACGTGCAACTTTCTTCTTTTGAATAGGTTTAAGAGAATTAAACCAATTGTCGTAATTTGGTACATACTCAAAAACATGAGTGGGAAGCTTGAGACTTTGCCAAAGGAAGTTATTTGCTCTAGATGCCTTATCAAATAAGACACGCATAACAACTGCTGCCTGATAGTTCTCAGCGGTACTATCATAGCTAACGAGTTCAGTGACTGGGTATAAAATAGGGAAATATTTTATACAAGTTTTTCGTTGCAAAGCCATATCTCCGGCTTTCTCAAGAGGATAATCCTTAGGACAATGAGAAAGAGGTAATGTATTTACAACATGGCCCGGACTAACATATGAAAAATCATACTCAGTCATCGGTTCGCTCAATCCCTCGTTAATTTGGTCTAGCCAGTCAGGATGTGAGCAAGAAAAGTTATGTGATACATGTTGTTTATATCTTTCAATAAATCCATATCTCATACTCTTCTTATGCCATTTTAAGCGATGAACACTAGCGTGAACAAAATCATCCACGTAGCCTACAAGAAACCAACCCCCTGGGAAGCATTTTACAACTTCCTCAATTACAATCGAAGCTCTTGGTATGGAATCAAAAATGCACATTTCTCCTTTATCTTTTGGATTTTCAATCTCCTTAAGGAAATCTTGCATTTCGTCATCTAAACCTAAAGCATCTTTAAGTTCGTCTTTTGTAACAATTCTCGTCTCTCGGACCACTTCAACCTCAGAACGTTTCACTTCACGTTCTGAAATGCAATAATCCTTAAGAGAAAATTCATCAGCTTTTGTTTCTATAGCTTTAAATAAGTTAGTTTTAACAATTTTGTCCTTCAATTCTCTACACATTTGTGTAGCTACAGGAAGAACTCGTGTTCCAATCTCATTCATGCCATTAGAAACTGCTTTTTTACCATACATGAAAATATTCTTAAGAGAAAACCCCAGAGGTTCAGTATTTTTCATGTTATCCACGTTGTCCTTGTGTGCAGAAGTTATTTCCCTAACAACTTCAAAAATCTGTTTGCATTCCACATCATGTGATAAAGAGACGTAATAAGCAGCTATGTTAACTTTTAAATCAACAATTTCACTATTATCTTTATCTATCAAATAATGTAGAAGGCTCTCAGTCTTCCAAAGCTGGGCCAACATGTTATGAAAATTTACAGGAGAAACACTCACACCTGCATGTGAGTCTATAAATTCCATACAAAAACAAGGTAAGCATCCTTGCTTTTTGATTTTTTTTCCCGTCAAGACAAAAGTATACCCAGCCTCATAATAGTCGAAAAACTGTTTTTCAAAAATATTTTTAATTGGTTTTTCTTCAACTACCGCGAGTTTGGGTTCTTGTGTTTGTGGGGTGGGTGGTGGTGGTAAGTTTTTCGTTTCATTATAAGAAGACTGAACAGTTTTGGCAGCTTCGTTGAGATTTACTTTCTCTCTACGAGTCTGCTTCTGCTGCTGTTTCTTCTTTCTTCTTTCCCCCTCGGCTTCAAGTCTCTTCTGGTTAATTTCTGAATCAGAACGCTTGACAGTCACTTTCTTTGAACCGCCCACACCTCTAATCTTCACACGCACATCAATAGTTGTATGAAGTTGGAGGGAACCCGCGAACAAAACTCTACCCGAAAATGTTTCCAACCAGTAATCATCTTCATCTAAACCACTCATCATTTTAATTTTGTTTTTCAAAATTTTAACTTTAACACCAGGATAGGTATTAAATATATATCTGAGTTTGTCGAAATGAACAAATATCTGGATGTT